CACCCTATTTTAGCCATGCTTTCAAGCAAGTGCGCTTTTAAAGCGTCTTCTTCTTCTTCGAGTTTTAATCTGAGTTCGCTTTTGTATTCCAGCTCAATAGCTATTGGCGCTAAATGATTTGGGATTTCAAGGACGGAACCACCAGCCAGGGATTTGCCTGCGAGATAGTTTTTAACCGCGTCGGATGGGTGAGTATCAATGGGCGGTGGCGTCTTGGTCTTGACGTATGTTTCCCAGAATTCAACGCCTTTTGAGACCAATAAATCGTATAATTCCTTATCGAATTTAATCTCATATATTCTGAATTCTCTTTTAGCTCCAAGGAAAAATACTGCTAATTCGGTGCGGGTTCTGCCGATAAGGCCCATATAATACTGGACCTGGATAAAATAGTTTTGCGGTATTTCTTCGGTGCATGGATCACCCCATAGGGGATATCCACTCTCGTCTGTCTGGTGCAGCATCTCCTCGGCTGCGGTTTTAATCTCGATCATCAGGGAGGGGTTATCAGCTGCCAGGAAATCAGGGGAGCCGCCGAGGAACGGGTATTTGGGGTGAAATACCGTTTTGATCCTGGCGAGCGGGTGGCCGCTAACGTCGCTATATTTCTGCGCAACCACATCCTCCAGGCGCAAGCCCCATTCCATAGGGGGCGTCAATTCTGCGGTCAGCCCCTCGGTTTTCTGCAGGTAGATATCAAACGGTCCGGCGTATTTGCTTGATCCCACGATGGCGGCGAGGCAGTGGCCACCAAGGTAGCTATCTCTAGTTCTTTCAGTATTTACAGCCAAAACGGAAACGTTTGGGGCGCTCTCAAGGGCATCCAATTCCTTTAGAAACTGGGGCATGCATTTATCAAGCGGCTGCATTTTTGATCTCCCGATACATCGGCTGGCATGCGATTTCAAATTTTCCCGAAGGGTCAGCGATGGAATACGGAGGGAAAAGCGGTATCCATCCCTCAATAAGCGCATTATTTACACGCTCGTCCAGGGTTTTTATGTCTTTGCAGAAGACTGTCTTATATCTCATGCTCATTGTTTCACCTCACAGAGGGAGTTTTTGGAGGCCCTGCAACCGGGCAATGTGTTCTTCAAAGTCTTCAATGGCTTTCGCGTCATCGTCATTAAATAGTGCCTCAAAATGGACACGTACTACTTCCCCACCCTGCTCTGCCAGGATATTGACTGCTAGCCGTTGTTTGATTTTTAGACGTTGATGCAGTCTCTGTGCCAGTTTGAATGATGCTGTTGTCAGTTCCGACATGGAAATTCCCTTCAGTGATTGGCTGTTTATCGGAGAGACAATTTAGGCAGATACCATTGTCGTATTCCATTTCTATGGATAGTTTAGCGCCGCAATCTTTACATAGATTGGGCTTTGGTGGTATTTTATGCATGAGCACCTCGTGTGTTGGGCCGCTTTGTCTGGGGAGAGGAGGCGGCTTTTTTGTATCTGCTGATAAATCGGCAGATGAAAATGGTTGAATGGATTCCGTTTTGGAATGCCTTGGTATCAGTGTATCACAACGAACCGAGTAAAACCTAGTAAAACTGAGTAAAACTGAGTAAAACCGAGTAAAACCAATCAAATCTGTTATTTAATGAAAAAAATAAAAATCATTCACCAATTAATACCCGTGTGGTAGCATTTGAAATCATTTCATGGTTTTTAAATTTCAGGCAAGGGAAGCTTCAACCGGATTCCAACATGATAAATCTAGAGTCAAAAAAACTACCTAAACGCGTAATAGATGACGCTTGCTATTTGAGAAATCTAAAAAATCTAAACAATGAACTTACTAATCACTTATCGAGATACCCTGGTAACTACCGGTGCCAAGAGGCTTGCAACTCAGAACACAATGAATCATATCGTAAGTGGGTTAATAAAAAGATGGATATACAGGTTAAGATAGAGGTATATTCCAAGACAAAAGTTAAAACAAAAAACATTGAACCGTGTATTGAGAATAAACCACCGGAAAGAATTAAAAGAACTTGGCGCAAAACTGTAGACACTTATTACAGGTGCTACATGGAAAGCCTGCAGTATATGAAAGAATCAAACCCTGACACAATCGAATGGCGAAGAGAAGCTTCCAGAGCCAGAAACCTACGATTTAAAATCATAAGACGTGCTGAGGAAGATGGCGTCTCTTTACCTAATCCATTGCCAAAACTACCCGAGTATAATAAATATGAATAACAGAACCGTAAAATCACCAGAAGAGTTGATGGAATCAATCATTATCGTTTTGCCAAAAAAGACGATTTATCGATTGGAAGCGCATGCGAAAAAATTGGGCTTATCGCCCTCTGCGATAGTTAAAGGTGCGCTGAGCGGCTATTTTAGTAACGAGGTGGCTTGATGCAGGGTGATATCCATCAGATCCGTAGGATAAGAATTGAGGCCGCAACACCAAGCCTCAACAAGTTTACGTACGCCAAGAGTCCTTTCATACAGGCAAAAGCGAAAAAAGAATGGTACTGGCTGATCCGGGGTGCTCCGGGGATTCTGGACATTCCAAGGGTAGGGCCTGCGGGAGGGTGTAAACGCCATCTCTGCATTGAACGCCATGGTAAACGCCCGCTTGACCCTGACAATCTGATAGGCGGGGCGAAGTGCTGCATCATTGACAATCTGCGTAAAATGGCGCTCCTTGTGGATGATTCAGATGAATGGTTGGAGCTGGAGGCGATCAACGTGCTACTAGCAAAAGGAGAAAAACCGCATACAATTCTTGTGTTGAGAGACTTAGATGATTGAATTCCTCTTAATACTCATCGTTCTGATCGTTGCGGCATTGCTTAACTGTCTTTTGTGGAAGCTACCAGGAAAAGAGAAATGGTAAAAGTAAGCAAAGAAAAAAAAGGTTCTAGGGGTTTAAGTGAAAGACAAAGGATGTTCTGTAAAGAATACATGATTGATTTGAATGCTACCGCTGCATATATCAGAGCAGGGTATAGTCCAAATGGCGCAAAAGTAAGCGCAAGTAACCTACTTACCAATACTAACGTAATAGATTGTTTAAATGAATTAATGACAGAAAGATCAATTAGAACACAAATAAACGCGGATTATGTATTAACAAACATCAAGGAGATAGGTGAGAGATGTATGCAGAAATCCCCATTAAATGAGTATAGCCAAGAGAAAAAGGGGTATATACCAATCATGGATGAGGAGGGGCGTAGCGTCTGGCAGTTCGACGCTTCAAACGCATTAAAGGCTCAAGAAATGTTAGGTAAACATCTAAGATTGTTCACGGATAGGGTAGAAATAGAGCTTGGTGATTCTCTTGCTGAAGATATAAGAAAGGCTAGGGAAAGGGTTTTAAATGTCGATACAAAGAAAGACTAGCCCACATGAAAAATTGCTGCGGTCTGACATCGCCGAATACACCTTAGACCCACTTGGTTTTGCTCGCTACGTCTACCGGTGGGGAGAGGGGGAGCTAAAAAGCCACCCAGGACCGCGTGCGTGGCAGGCCGATATTCTGGGCGTGATTCGGGATCATTTGAAAAATCCCACAACCCGATTCCAGCCGCTGCAAATCTCGGTTGCATCAGGCCACGGGATAGGGAAAACTTGTTGCATTGCAATGATTATGTGTTGGGCACTGTCCACCTGTGAGGATTGCCGGATTGTTGTCACAGCTAACACTGAATCTCAATTAAGGACAAAGACCTGGCCGGAGGTAAAAAAATGGTTTCGGTTGGCGATCAACGGGCACTGGTTTAAACCAACGGCGACCGCAGTTTTTGCGCTGGATGCTCAACATACCGATTGGCGGGCGGATGCGATCCCGTGGAGCGAAAATAACACTGAAGCCTTCGCTGGCCTGCACAACCAGGGCAAACGCATCGTAGTAATCATGGACGAAGCGTCATCTGTCAGCGATAAAATATGGGACGTTATCAAGGGGGCGCTCACCGATATTGACACTGAAATCATATCAATTGCCTTTGGTAACCCGACCATGGCGACCGGCGCTTTCCGGGAGTGTTTCCGAAAAAATGCCAAACGTTGGGTAACCCGCCAAATCGATAGCCGGGATGTGGAGGGCACGAACAAACAAGAAATTCAAAAATGGATTGATGACAACGGCGTTGATTCCGATTTCGTAAAGGTCAGGGTGCGTGGGATATTTCCCTCCCAGTCCTTCAAGCAGTTCATTTCTGAGGCCGATATCGACAAGGCTTTTGGAAAAAACTTACGCAAAGACCAGTACGAATGGGCACCAAAAATCATCACCTGTGACCCTGCATGGGAAGGGGATGATGAACTCGTGATCGGGATACGCCAGGGGCTGTATTTCCAAATCCTCAAGATCATGCCCAAAAACGACAATGATGTTTGGGTGGCTAACCTACTGGCACAATTGGAAGACGAGCATAAAGCCGATGCGGTTTTTATCGACGGCGGATATGGAACGGGCATTTATTCGGTGGGGCATTCCCTGGGGCGGCCCTGGAAGCTTGTTTGGTTTGGGGAATCATCCGGCAATCCTGGGTACCTCAATAAGCGGGCTGAAATGTGGGGGCTCATGCGCGACTGGCTTAAAGCGGGCGGGTCCATCCCCGAGGATATGGTTTTGCGTGAGGATCTCCTGGGGCCTGAAGCGGTCCCGCGATCTGACGGAAAAATCCAATTGGAAAGCAAGGACACCATGAAACGTCGCGGGTTGAATTCTCCCAACCGTGCAGATGCTCTCTGTTTATCGTTCGCCTATCCCGTGCTATCCAAGCAGGGTGTTTACCAACGCTCGGCGGGTCAATC